TTTGGGTCTACAGGCAACTAACCTTTAAAAAATAAGCCTCTTTAGCATAGTGGTAGTGCGTTTCTCTTGTAGTCACTGACTAGTGAAGAAAAGGTCATGTGTTCGATTCACATAAGAGGCACATTCGGCATATTAAACAATGTCCCGAATGAGCCACAGGGAAACAGCATCGTGAACGACTGCTCCCCAGTATGCAGAGTAAAGCGAGAAGCCAAAACCAAATATCATCCCTAGAATGAGCACGATAGAGCGCAGAAAAGTGTTGAGAATCGGGTTCGCGGTCGGCCAGAGCAGGACGTTCATTTGTGAAACAAAACGAAATTATAAACGCTAAGAGAGGTCTTGAGGTATAAATAATGGGATATATTTATCGCATCACGAACAATCTCAACGGCAAACAGTACGTTGGGCAAACTTTACATTCAGATATCCATACAAGATGGAATCAACATAAGCGAAAATGTAAAACTATGTTGGGACGATGTCTATTCAATGCTTATGTAAAACACGGGATTGAAAACTTTAAGTTTGAAATAGTGTGTGTATGCTTTGATGAGGCATGTAATGATTTGGAGGAATTCTATATCAAGAAGTTTGGAACACTGAGTCCTAAAGGGTATAATCTGAAGGAAGGTGGAAGAAACTCGCGTCATAATGAAGAAACGAAGAAGCTTATTAGTGAGAAGAAAACAGGAGTTCCAAGTACGATTGTATATACCGATGAAATGAAGAAAGCTCGCTCAGAAAGACAACTCGCTAGTAAAAATCATAACTTTGGTAAATCGGTGTCTAATGAACAGCGAACTGCTATAAGTGAAAAAATGAAACAGATTTGGAAAGAAAAGAAGGAGGCTGGTTTCGTACAAAGTAAGACGGTCATTGATGCCCTACACAAGGGTCGCGCCGAAAAAAGAAAGATTGTTGCTAAGAAACCTAAAGTTATAACAAAAGGAAGAAAACAGCGCGTTGGAAAATACGACGATTATGATACGTTACTTGAAGAATTTGAAAGTATACAGGAAGCTGTACATAACACAGACATATCAAGTAGTCATATTTCTCGCGTGTGTCGTGGAGAAAGAAAACACGCCGGAGGATTCAAATGGAAGTTTCTTGATGTAGACTTGATTAACTTTAAACGAAATATTACAACTGGCGAAAGGTATATAACAAAACAGAAGAATACCTATGTTGTACGAGTTAAACGCGGTATCATTCTCGACTACCGATCTCACCATTCTTCGTTAGAAGATGCTATTATAGCACGAAATGAAGTCATAAACAACTTACCCGAAAACTTACTATGATACCACATACCTAATTATTATTTTGTCGCCCCCTCGTGAAAAGTTCATCCTTAATTTTTTTCTCCGGTTATGGTATAACAATACTATGGGTGGCGGATTGATGCAATTGGTGTCATACGGAGCTCAAGATATTTACATCTCGGGCAACCCCCAGATTACGTTCTGGAAGATTCTGTACAAGCGCCACACGAACTTCGCCGTAGAGTCGATTGAGGTTACCTTCAACGGCCAGGCCGACTTTAACAAGCGCGTAACTGCCGTCATTAACCGCAACGCTGACCTGATGTACAAGACGTACGTCCAGGTTGTGCTCCCGGCTATTGACCTGACGGCCTCGACCGGCACGTTCGGCTCCGCGTCGGCGAGCGGCTTCCGCTGGCTGAACTACATCGGCCACCGCCTGCTGAAGCAGGTTGAGATTGAGATCGGCGGCCAGCGCATTGACCGCCAGTATGGTGACTGGATGCAGATCTGGACGCAGCTGTCGACGGAGGCCGGAAACGTCAAGGTGCTGGACTCGATGATCGGCAACACCCACGACCTCGTACTCGTCAAGCGCACGACCGGCATTGCCCTCGATGCGACGTGCTCTAGCTCTGAGACGACGATCTCTTGCGTGCCGCGCAAGGGCACGCCCGCCAAGACGCTGTACATCCCCCTCCAGTTCTGGTTCTGCCGCAACCCGGGTGTAGCGATTCCCCTGATTGCGCTCCAGTACCACGAGGTGCGCATTAACGTCGACTTCGAGACGTGGCAGAACTGCCAGTACTTCGAGTCGGCTGTTGGTGTCCCGGCTGCCGCGCCTGCGCAGTCCCTGGCCGCTGCCTCGATCTACGTCGACTACGTCTACCTGGACACGGAGGAGCGCCGCCGCTTCGCCCAGCAGTCCCACGAGTACCTCATTGAGCAGGTGCAGTACACGGGTGCTGAGTCCATCACGTCGTCGTCCAACAAGGTCCAGCTGAACTTTAACCACCCCGTCAAGGAGCTCCAGTGGGTCGTCCAGCGCGACTCATTCGTTGACTGCTCGACGTCCCAGTGGCTCGCCTCGGTTGGCGGTGCGCAGCCCTTCAACTACTCCGACGACTTCTCCACGGACGGCATGATTACGTCGCTGCTGTCCCAGGCGTCGAGTGGCTCGGTCGCTGGCCAGGCCTCGAACACGTCCTCGGTGTCTCTGGCCACGTCGGTACTGGGCCAGGCCGCCGGTACCCAGGGTTCTTCGCTCCTCGGCGCGGACTCGTACGACCTCGGTGGAGTTGCGGAGTTCGAGTCGGGTGTTAACTACCTGCTCGCCAAGGTCATCCTCGACTCGGGCGTGCGCTGCGAGGGCAAGAACCCCGTGGAGGTCGCCAAGCTCCAGCTCAACGGCCAGGACCGCTTCACGGAGCGCGAGGGCTCGTACTTCGACAAGGTGCAGCCTTACCAGCACCACTCCCGCTCGCCGTCTACGGGCATTAACGTGTACTCGTTCGCGCTGCGCCCCGAGGAGCACCAGCCGTCCGGAACGTGCAACTTCTCGCGCATCGACAAGGCCACGCTCCAGCTCACGGTGTCGCTCAACACGGTCATCGGTGTCCGCACGGCCCAGGTCCGCGTCTACGCGCTCAACTACAACGTCCTCCGCGTCATGTCCGGCATGGGTGGCCTCGCGTACAGCAACTAAACGTGAACTCAATCTGTACCGTAATACTTGCCGTAAGGGTTTCAAAAACCCACAATTGAGTTTCAATACTGAACTTCAATTATGGTTTAAAAATAATGCAGTGGTGGGAATTGGTTGATAAAATCATTTTTATAAATTTGGATCACCGAACAGATAGATTGGAAAGCATTCAAAGTTTTTTCAACGAAGCTGGAATTCCAGCGGAAAAAGTTGTTCGGTTTTCAGCCATACGTGACATCCCAGGAATTGTTGGTTGTGGAAAGAGTAACCTTGCAGTTATGAGAATGGTGATAGATAATGGATGGGACAATACACTTATACTGGAAGATGATGTGGAATGGTTGAATTACTCAAATGAAACAATACTAGAACATATTCAAAAACCATTTGATGTCTTGATGTTAGGAGGATATTACGATGTTTTGGAAGGAAATCGTGCTATCAGAGCACTTCACGCTTCCTCCTACATAATTAAAAAATATTATGTTCCCAAATTATTAGATAATTTTGAAACTGGATTACAGAAATTGTTATCTAATAAATTCAGTTTATTTGAAAGAAAAAGGAATGAGATGATAAAAAAAGATAATGAAAATCATATAGATGTGTATTGGTGTAACCTACAACAAAAAGATAATTGGAGATGTATAGTTCCTCCAATGGTAATCCAAAGGGAATCGTATAGCGACATTCGGCACAAAATAGTTAAAGACGACTATGTTTTAGACCCCAATGTCCAGTTAATCCAAGATAATAATTAAACAAACAATTGTGGTGTAAAAATAATGTTCTTCACGCTAAAGACTTGGCAGAACAGACTCAAAGATAAAAAAGATTTGATTGTCCAAGCATCTGTAACAGACGGTTCGGATTCATGGACACCTTGGCCGATTGGGATGGGATTTGGGTATGTGAATGTTAAACATTTGGAAACTCAAATCGGTGGACGGGGTCTGTTAGTACTATGTGCCTTGAATGCAGACACTGACCAACGACGACGTCCAGAAACACCGAATCGTAAATCTTTCCTAAAAACTCTGAATGCAAACGGGATTCCAAACAAAAGTCTTGATTCGAAAGAGTACTTTCTCCAACTTCCAAATTACAAATTTGTAGTTTCGCCGGAAGGAAATGGTGTGGACTGTCACAGACATTACGAAGCTCTGGTCGCTGGATGTATTCCCATTATGGAAGATAGTCTACTTGCTAGACAAAAATACGGACGATTACCTGTGTTGTGGACGCAGGATTACTCGGAAATAACGTCGGAGTATCTGGAGACTGTATATGAAAAAATGCAGGGGCAAGTATACGATTTTTCGACGCTTTTTCTATCTTCTTATTCGCGTCCAGTTCGCCGAGAAATCCAAGAAAATTCGGATTTTTGGATGTTACGATTAACGGGCAATCGATGGTACAATAATCGTATGTATATACAAAATGGTCGATTCCACTTCATCTAATGCCGGTCGCCGCAAGACTCAGCGGATAGGAAGCCGCGCAAAGGTCATGCACGGAACTGCAGAAAAGACCTCGGGTGGTCTTACGAAAGATTGTTTAATGTACAACAAGGCTGGCCGTATTGTATCGAAGAAATGCAGCGCCACAGCTAAAAAGCGGTTCGGGTAAATTTATATATTCTTAAAACAATGAAGTTCAAGGCCTGGTATGGAGCATTAGCTATTATTGTGCTTATTCTTCTGTGGACTCTTTTCGGAAAGACGCGCGAAGGTTTGGATACTCCTACTCCTGGACCAGTAACGCCGATGGTATCAACCGAAGTCATTCCTCCCGGTCCTACTGCACCTTCCGTTCCCACAGATCTTTCTGGAAACATGAATCGTTCTTCACCTCCTATTTCGTCCGTGCCCGTTAATCGCGGTCCTAAAGGATATCTTATGGATACTCGTCCGATTCCTGGCCCGCTACCAAAAGTAGTTCAAGCACCAGTACCGGCAACTCCGGATCAAGCAATGGGACGTCCATTCAATTTGACGTGCACTGCTTCCCCTGTTCCGTCTTTGAATAATGCGATGTAGCATTTAAAAGGTAAAAATGTATAAACAACGGCCTATTCGTATAGTTGGTTAGTACACGAGACTCTGAATCTCGTAACCCTGGTTCGAATCCAGGATGGGCCATAAGCATTTTAAACGCAGCAACTTAATTATGAGAAATGCCGGAGTTCATTGTAGAAGCGAAGACCGTCCAAACTGGCGCTGTTCGCACGCTTACGGAAGCTCTAAAATGTATTCTTGTTGAGATGTCTCTTATTTTTGACTCTGAAGGTATTCGGATGGTTGCGATGGACAATACTCGCACGGTTCTAGTTCACCTTCGTCTGTACGCCGAAAAGTTCGAGAAGTTTGTTTACAACCATCCCCAAAGCAAGTTTGTGATCGGTATTAATTCTGATCACCTTCATCGTATTGTTCGTACCGCTACGAACGACGATACTATTACGTTTTACGTAGACCAAGCAGACCCGAATACTTTGGGTATTCTGCTTGAGGACGGAGAGAAGAAGCAGGTTACGCGGTACAAGCTCAATCTCCTAGACCGTGATGAGCCAGATATCCAGCTTCCTGAAACTGAGTTTTCTGCGCATATTACGATGCCTTCTCTAGATTTCCAGAAAATTTGCCGAGATATGACCTTACTTGGCGCAAAAACGGTTGAAATCAAGAATGTTGGGTCATCACTAACGTTTGGATGCAAGGGTCACTTTGCGTCTCGTACAACTGTTATGGGTGATTCGGAGAATGAGTTCAGTATTCAGAAGAAGGAAAATTCTGAGATTGTAACCGGTAACTTTTCACTTCCACATCTAGTTCTTTTCACGAAGTGCACGAATTTGTGCAACAATCTGGAAATTCATATGAAGAATGACTGGTTTCTAATGATTCGTTATGTTGTCGCCAATTTGGGAGATACTAAACTCTGCCTGATGCCTTGCTCTACGTAAATACCCGAGACAAATCCAAACAATCCTTCCAAAATATCTATCAACACGTTGGTCTCATACGGGTCAAAGAGTTGGTAGTCTATAAAAGAGTAAAGAGAAGAACTGAAAAACGCCCCGATAAACCCGAATACGAAATGCCAGAATGAATTCCAGCCGTCCGTGAACAAGGCACGCATTACAAAATTACACCATAATACTCATAAATAAATACCGACATTTGTCTCAGTAACCCCATAGCTAATCCCACCAATGCACCAGTTTCAAAGACTACGAGATAATCAACAAGAATTTCTCCATCAATACCTGTTGTGTCTTTGAACATTCGGAAATAAGGAGAACTACCTTTTGTGAAATTCTTCTCTGCAACAACAATTATACATACTCGTAAGCAGACATGTTGTAGCCATACTAAAAAGACTAGTCCGAACGCCAAACATTGAAACCAAAAAGCGGGGTATATAGAATGTGAAATAACAACCATAACGGGAATAGTGATACCTATCACAATATGGATAACTCCCAAAATATAGCCCAAGACTTCACCATCGGTAGTCAGCCAGCCATACAAAAATCGTACTGTTTTTCGGATATACGATTCCGTGAATTTTATGATATTTATGTCCATTATTACTACTTCGGTCTTGCTTTATGAGGAGTATACGTGACGTCTTCACCGATTTTAAAATTCTCAATTCCTGGATTGAGATATGAGCTGTCGGATACCGTGGTTGTTGTATTCCAAATTTTCACAATCGAGAAAGGACCTTTTGGCGAAATAGTTATTCCAACAAGTGTTTCCTTGCGATGAAGCATGAGTTCATTTGTGATACAATGTACCATCAAATTCACAAAAGTAGAATGAACAACTCGGTCTTCAATCTTTTTTGACCACGCACCCCCTGCCTCATTCTCGGGAACGTCCCACAGAGGCTTGAATCCTCGTCGCATAAAGAAGAACATTCCCGATTCCCATGCTTCTTTCGAAATTGTGTCAACTACACTCCAAAACTGTTGGGGCGTAGACACGTCCACTATCTTCACATAACTTTCCAAAGAATAATCCTTGTTGTTTGGATCATGATACCACAAAATCCAGGAATACTGGAGTTTTGTGGTCTCTATAGATGACCCCATTTTATACTCTTCTACTCTATCTTTAAAATGGATTCGTTTTTCGCACGACGAATTAGTCTACAGAAATACAATGAGCCTTACCGTAGCACAAGTTTACGAGGTTCGTTTTGGAGACAAACTGTCTCTGCCGAAAATTGTACAGGATAATATCGCAAGACTTCGAATTACACCAGTTGCATTCAAGCCATTTCGTCCACCTACTCGTGCCGCCCCTCGTACTCGCGCCCAGCCAGATAACTGGAGGGAAAATGTCCTGGTTGAAGCTGTTCGACGAGTGAAGGAGCGCGATGACCCAGAATACGATGAAGTATTTAGTTCTCTCAACAAGATTGCACCACGAACACTAGACAAGATGTCGGAGAAGATTGTTGTGAATATCAAGAAGCGCGACGAGATATTCCGGCTGCGCGTAACAACTCTTCTATTCGATGTAGCCATAACGCAGAGTAGTTACTGTGTTCTGATGGCCGATTGTGCCACGAAGATTGTCGGTGATATCCCAGAAATTCGAGAAGATTTGGCGGCGCAAACTACTATGTTTCCAAAGTTGTATAATATGACTGAGACGCTTACGTATCCTTTGATGAGTGATCCAAAGTATGCTGAGAAAGTTGTGGACTGGATGAAATTGAAGGATAAGCGGCGAGGGTATGCGAAGTTCATAACTCAATTATTTGTTCGCGGCCTTGTTGAAGAGGAGGTAGTTCTAACTTGCTTGAAACAAGTGATTGATGATTTGGGAGATACTGCGAGGCAAGAAAAGACAGAACAGACGGAGGAAAACACAACACAGTTTGTTGATTTCCTATTCGAAAGCTCCAAGGCTCTTCCAGCAACAGCTCTCTTGCTGAAAAACACTGTTTGTGAATCTGTGAAGGGATTGATTGCTCTTCCTCGTACGGATTTGCCGAGTTTGTGCATGCGGTCCCGCTTCAAGATGGAAGATATTCTCAAATGCGTTCAGTAGAATGAAGTTCAAAGAAACCCATAAAACAAATGTCCACTCCTCCCCCGGCCAGTGTTCTGCTTCGTGCTGCACAGGTATCTATGACTGAGGACCGCCCAATTTATCTCGATTACTTTCAGGACAGCTTGGAGAAGAAGTGTTGTATTGGTGTACGTGAGACGGAAAAGTTTCTAGTGAAGTCTGATTCGGAATACACGTCGACTATCCAGTCAGTTTTTAAGTGTGAGAGTTGCTATATCGTCATGACGGAAAATAGTCTGTACATCGTATCGACGGAAATTCCTATTAAGAAGATTTTGACGAGTGCTGCTACAGTCTAAACAATCTAGTCTAAGAACGTTAATGGAACTAATGTTTCCGCCTCCCCACTACTTTTTGTTTGAACCTTTGAATGATAAGGAAACTGCAAAACTCTGGTCTGCTTACAAAGAAAGGTATGGACACCAGTGTGAGTTCTCAGAAGTTGACGCGGCAGAAATAAATTCAGCAGAATCGTTTTCTCCATGGTTTGATAACTGGATTTCTCAAGTTCCAGCACGTCAATCTACGCGTGTCCGTATTCTTCTAATATGGCACTCGGAATTCCTAACATATTCATGTCAGCAAATGCTCCGTCGTTCACTTGAACAGCGGTCTTTTCGGTGTCGCGTATGGTTTCACGCCGAAGACCCCACATCCATCCAACCCGCAATTTATAGTCGGTGTGTAGCAAAACGAATTCCAACTATTCTACACTACCCCGTTATAAACTAAACGAAAATGAAGATTGTTGTATTTACTGATGGAGCATGTGGGAATAACGGTAAGAAGGCGGCACGTGCAGCATGGGCCGCATGGTTTCCCGACCACAAAGACTTCTCAAAGGCCGACTTTGTTCCTGCTGACCAGCAGCAAACCAATCAGCGAGCGGAACTTATGGGGATTTCCCAAGCTGTTCAAATTATCGAAAAAAATTTTCCGTATGAAACCGATATTCATATCTTTACGGACTCAGAGTATTCTAAGAACTGTCTCACAACTTGGCTTCCATCTTGGCTTTCGCATAATTGGAAGACGAAGCAGGGTAAGGATGTGTGTCACAAAGACCTGATTGAAGATACTGCGAATCGTCTCGCAAAGTTCAGTTCGTTCACCATTACACATGTGGAAGCACATACCGGTGGAACTGATTACAATAGTGCAAACAATGCCCAAGCCGACCAAATGGCTACCCGCGTCCTGAACCCAGACGAGCCAGAAGTCAAGATTATCACAAATACGCAAGTAGCAGTTGTAGGTCTGCCTCTAACCTTGATGGGTCCTCCAGTGAGCGATACAGTTATTCATGCATGGTGTCGAAATAATATGGATAAACTCGATCAGGCAGCCTTGAATGCTGCACTTGTATCGGCACTATCAAAAACTGTGAAGAAAAAGGGATTTGATTTGGTTAAGCAGAAGCTACACAGAAATACGCAGTACCGTCTTCTTTCGGCAAATCATTTAATTGCAGAAGATACAATAATAACAAAGGAAGAATGAGCATCACAGCATATCATTTCTGGTCACCAACGTGCGGTCCCTGTAAGGTCATCAAGCCTGCGATTGAAGACCTTAAAGATGAGTTTCCGTCCGTTTCATGGGTTGTTGTGAATACTCACGAAGATCACCAAGGACTATCTCGAACTCTAGGAGTTCAAGTAGTTCCGACGATTGTTGTTGTTGCACGTTCTAAGGAGGGTGCTACTATATATACCGACAAGCATTCGGGAACTGCGATGATGGGATATTATCGTATTATACGGGCTGCTATGCGATTGGTTCCGCAATAATTGTGTTGTCTACCACACCATTACGTACCGCTTCAAAAATCATAGTATTATTTCCAGGCGCTCCAGGAACTGCGCACGTTTGAGGGTCAGACGTTTTTGTTTGTTTAGCCGCAGTACTTGCTGAGCTATTCAAGTTCAGTGCACCAGATGTTAACGTGAATTTTTCGGTCGCTCCGATATTCAGCGTGTTTCCAATCCCACTTGCTGCCCATGCTCCCCAGAATCCAACAGTTCCACCTACAATACCTAAAACCCAAGCCATTAGAAGTCCACGCCAATCTGTTGGTGGACACCGGCTAAAAAACTTGGATTGAGACATAATAACTGATGTCTGTGCGGAAGCAAGAATAATAACGGTAAAGAATGCGATAAGCGCACCTGGACCGGCATTAATAGACGCTAGCCCCATAAGAAAATAGAATCCAACAGCAAGTGTGAACACTATGACTGACGGAGACTTTGCCGGTATCAGGGCATAACTACCTATGTACAAAGGGAAATCACAAACTCCTTCTGGAGGAGATAGTGCGAGTGTCGGTGCTACACCAGCCATTATATTACCCTAGAGTGTCTTTATTTTTCGTTAAACTAGAGATTTGGGTGCGAATTGGTTGCGCATTCCCGATAATGCACTGCTCACAGCACTATATCCACCTTTGAAAAAGAATCCATCAAGGATAAAGTTCAGTGCGACTGCGAATATCCCGACGAGAAGACCGACCATAAGGTTTGCGTTCTCGAAGAACATTGCGGCAAACACTGTGAACATACCCAGTGATACAGGTAAATACAGCACAACGACCTTAGATATCTGCCATATGTATTTACCATCTTTATCCGTAGCTATGGCTCCGATTCCACCTGCAACCATAAATATACCAACAAGAACAAACTGGACAATTGCGATGATTGTCCCCGCTTCCATTGATTATTCCTGAGATACAAAATAACGCCAAACTACAAATGAGTATTTATAGCTCGACTGGGTTAAATTCTCAGTGGACGGGGAACTGTAATGGTCCTAATCAGAGTCCAATCAATCTCTCACAGTCTTTCGCAAAACCTTGTGATGTTCTGTGTGAGCTTGTTTTTGATGAGGCGTACACGACTACGGCAAGTGTTAGTGTAAATGCTATAGGTCTTGTCCTCACGAACCAGGCGGGGTTGGGAACTTGTAAGTTTAATGGAGAGGGGTACACGTGTAACGCGTTAGTTGTGAACCACCCAAGCCATCACACTATTGAAAATATCCAGGCAGATGCAGAAGTTATTGCTATTTTTCAGAACCCGACCGGGAAATTTCTTCTGGTAAGTTCACTTGTTCGCGTGAACCCTGCTCCCACACCATCTAGCTCATTTTTGAATGCCTTTATTTCGTATGCGAATAAGGATACATTCACCACAGTACAACTGGGAAGTGATTGGACGATGGGAATGATGGTTCCTACAACTGGAGCTTACTACGTATACGATGGAACGTTCCCGTTTCCGGAGTGTAATCATGTGAAATGGGTAGTCTTCAACTCTATGATTAATATGGACGCAACGGACTTTGCGATGCTCACAAAAAATGGACCGGCTGGATCACGACCACTGCAACCACTTGGTGACCGCGAAGTGTATTTCAACAGTGCTGACCATCTTGCTGGAGGAGTTATGCCTCACGATAATAAAATCTACCTTCGTTTACGACCGGCAAAAGGTATAAAAGTGGGTGCGGGCAATGACGTAAAGCCCGTAAAGTCAGTACCTATAGCAGATAAAAAGGAAGATAAAAACAGTGTAGTTGCGCAGATAAAAGACTGGTTACATGGTCAGGTATCTACGAATGGGTACATTGCTATGATAGACGGTGCACTTATGATTTTAGCTATTGTGATTGCTCTTTATTTTGCAGTATACCGTCATCGCGAGTTTTCATCGCTTATGATGTTAAGTCCCATCGCAATTGGGTTTGGACGATGGATACGTTCCTTCTTTATTTCTCCTACACCGAATGTTTAACTAATTCCGCCGGTCATCCCAGTACGTTTCGTAATCTTCCGGCTGTTCATCCCAAGCCGTTTCTTCAACTTCATCTAGTGGAATATCTCCGTTATCCAAAGCGTCCTGGACTTTATCTCGCTTGACCTTAATCTTTCGCTCCACCGTCTTCCATTCGTCTGCCGGAACAGGAACGGGGGAAACTAGTCCTTCCTCCGGAATATCATCATTTGAGAATTCCTCCTCTTCATCAACACTCTTCCATGTATGGTTAGTTACTGGTGGATTTCGGTGAAGAATCAGTTCTCGTTTTGTGTATGGATTTGGTAGAGGCATAGGCATAGGCTCACTCACCTTCTCAAGAAAGCTCGGTCCACGAAATTGACGTTGGGGGCGCTGAGTGTTCGTATTCACAATCATCGCCGGAAACTCCTCTTCTACAATCTTGATTTCGGGAGCAGGCCGAGGATTCTTGCGATTACGCAGATGTGGGGGAATATAAGGTACCGACATGATAGATACGTTTCGTATATTCAGACTGCGAAAATCCGTTTTGGAAAACGAACTTACATAGTTGATTGGTGTACAATCCAAAGATGACGTGTGGTGTAACTATTTCGTCCACTGGATCAGTTGCTGAGATTCAAGTTCCAGCAAAAACATCCGATGTCCTAGAATGGATTCGCAAGAAGTACAAGACAACAGCTATTCAATTTCAGGGGAAAATTCAAAATCCTTTGAAGGAGACTCAATGGCTAGCTGTATTCGCAGCACCATGTGATGACCAGGATTCAGCAAATTCACACATGCTGCCGTCGCCATTCGACGAGGAACTGTATTCAGGCAATATCATTATACTCGCAACCGAGTCAGAAGACCAGGACGAGTATGAGCCTAACGTATCCGAGTATACGAACTTGAAAGCTTCGGACTATAATGCTCTTTATCAGGAATGGACATTCGCAGACAATGAGGAAGAAGATGATGAAGGTATTGTTGCTGCAGCAGACGAAGACGGTGAAGAAGAGGATGAGGACGGTGGTGAAGAAGAGGATGAAGAAGACGACGTTGTTCGTGAACTTGTTCATGCTCGTCCAGTTCATTCGCGTTCAAAGAATGTGTTTGTAGACTCTGCTATTCGCGATAAAGTTCTGGAAAACTTCACTGAACTTCTCGAAGATGCAGAACTTGCTCGAACGCTCGAAGATTCAGTCTTGCATGTTATTAGCGACCAAGCTTTGAAGGAAGGAATTGAAGTTGATTGGGGCAATCGTGTGTTTTGGAGTATGTATCGTAATCGTGCTATCTCTATTTATGAGAATATTATGGGTACTCGCGGATATGTTCAGAACACGGAAGATTGGGCCACGAAACTAAAAACTGGTCAAATTACACCCAGGTTATTTGCTGAGATGACTGCAGTCGATATGTTTCCTCAGCGGTGGAAGGCAGCTATCGAACGGATTATCGAGAAGGAAAAGACGTTATACACCAACAAGGGTACTGCTTCTATCTTTATGTGGTGTTCTCGGTGCAAGAAGAAGGCGAAGTGTGATTATTATCAGCTACAGACGCGTTCGGCGGATGAGCCGATGACGACGTTTGTGACGTGTCTTGAGTGTGACCGACGCTGGAAATTTTAATCGACACATCATTCGCAGGAACAATAATAGAAGGCTTGGGAGATTTGTAAATTGGGTCGATAAGTTCATTGGATAGTTTATCATTCATCTTACCTATCGCAAACGGAGAATCTACATTTCCAGGATAAACATATATTGGGTGTAATCCATTTGTTATTTCCGGTTTCATAACGTCAGGTGTTGTTTCACCGAACTTCTTCTTGAAATCGCGTATAATCGTATCCGGTATCTGAGGAGATGTTTCTTCTAGTCGTCCAGATTCATCGCGTACGATTTTTAACATGTCTTTCGCAGGCATTCGTTCAGAGCGTGGAAGAGCAAGTTCAATAAGAATAAATTTATATATCTTTTTATACGTTATATCTGCTATACGATGAGATTCTGAACGTTTTGCCCAGGCGAAATAACTACTCACGGTTGTTAGCATAGCAACGGAAAGAGTTATAATTCCAATAGCAATATTTGCTATGCCGGTATCTCTCACCAGTGCCGTTACTCCAATTGACGCAGAGCCTGATAATGTAGCCATAACGATGGACGGTAAAGTTATAGCAGTGCTTAAGTGAGAATAATACTTTTCCGAACGGTCATGTAACCAAGAATAGCAAAGAGACCGTTCCCCCTCGTCTGATAATATTTTTTCAAGTTGGGAGTTCCATGATGCTTGTCCAATAGAGTCATCCATTGTAATTTCCTGGTAGTAATTAATGGTGTGGGTGTATGACTACCCGCTTTCAAAGGATGAACGAAAAATCCAGCTGTTCCTCGAGGAACAGTTTGGGAAACGAAGACCGGTTGAAAAAATTGTACGTCTAATGAGTTTGTACCGCTACTTGAGAACACATACGTTTCGGTCAGCTCATGATATCCAGACATCATTTTTCATGGACAAGAAACACCAAACCCCTATATTCAATGAAGATACCGCACAAACGGTATATAGAAGCCTTCATCATCGTGGAGGGTCTAGCGAATACGCGTACGCGAATGAACTTATTAAGTTGAGTGGCGAATACGTTAAATCTCACGACCCTACCCCAATTTCGTGGATAGCCGAAAAACTTTTCCAACTTCTTGTTCTTCCTGCGAATATTGCGAAAACAGTCATTGGATCAGAAACATTTGATTTAAGTGCAGATTCTCTCCATGCACTTATCGAGACAGGTGTATCTGGTGTGAACGGAGTTGCTGCTGATGCTGGAGGACCAATTGGACTTGCTGCCGTAGGTATGTTTACGGCGATTGCTGCTGGCGTTGGTGCGTCACTCGCATTAGCTCAAGGTGATGTTGCTCAGTCCATAGTTCACATTGTGAACTTTATTCCGGGAATAGGACCTGCTCTCATCAAAGCTCTGAACAAGCTTGAACATATCGGGAAAAACATCGATTCGCATCGGGAAAAGTTTGGAAAAATTCCGTTTGTTGGACCGTATCTTCGCGATATGGTTCCCGACTTGAAAAAGAAAGGTGGTAAACAGTTTTCAACTAGACGGCATAAGGTAACCAAATGTCCGACGACCAGACGGAACAAGTTCGCACGACACTGAAAGAATGGGTAGAGCTTGATAATCAAGAGCGGTCTCTTCGTCAGCAAATCAAGGAAATCAAGGATAAGAAGACAAAAAACTCCGAGCTTATCCTGAAGTATATGCGTGATAATTCAGTGGACGATTTCAAGATTGAAGGACAGGGAAGTTTGAGTCGCTCAGTGCGCACATCCCGTCCTCCTCTACGTCGTGAACAAATTCGTACCCAGCTTCTTATCCAGTTTGCTGACCAGCCACAACGTGTAGCTGAAGCTCTGCGGTCAATTGAAGGAGTTCCGGAAGGGTCAGATGATATGTCTGTTGGTGGAACTCAGCGCGAACTACTTGTTCGCCACATTCCCAAGCGTAAGACGTGAAATAGCATCTTTCGCTGCTAGTTGTTCTGCCTGCTTTTTCGTAGGAGCTGTCCCGATTCCCAAATGAATACTTTTTTCATCTACCGCAGCCATAGTATACATGTTTGTCGACGCAGAAATAACTGTATAGGTAGGCGTATGATGAAATCTAGCTTGGTACAACTTTTGCAGTTGTTCCTTGAAGTTCCGATTATTCATTAGAATTCGAGGAATATCAATATAGGTCTCAACCAAACAAACCACAAACGAATACAGAATCTTGAAATCATTACCAGAATCAGTCCACAATGCTCCAATAAATGCTTCTAGGATATCTCCTAGTTTCTTGGAGTTTATACGTCCGGCACACACATCTTCATTGTGTCGTGAAATAATATAAAACTTATCCAATCCAATTTTTTGGCTTAGAGTTCCAAGCATTTCGTTACATACAATTTCCTTCTTCAAATCGGTCATAAATCCTTCATTTTCGTCCGGAAACCGTTTCATCAAGTATGTAGACACACATGCTCCCAAAATCGAGTCACCCAAATGTTCTAGTCGTTCGTATGATTCATCAAATAAACCAAGACAGTCTCGTGGTTTTTCTGCTAGTTGAGCCTCTTCTCCCGTTGGACTAGTATATTCTGCTCGCTTAACGTATGATGAATGAACCATCGCACGCTGAAATAGTTCAGTACTAGAAATACCAAAATCACAATTATGTTTGGAAAGAATCGCTTGGATATCCGGCTGAGTAAACAAGCGATTTTTTGAATTGAATGGATTGTAAAGAACTTGCGTGCTCATTTCTTTAGTTTACGACTGTTCTGTTTATTCCTACGAGTCCGTTTTCCTCCAGCCGAAGACAGAACACTCTTAACAACAGAATCAATCTTCTTCCAGTTCGTTAAAAAAAGTTGAGCTTCCTCAGGATGCTCAGTCTTTAATGTTTTCAGAGCCACCGACAGTGACTTTTCGATGCTTGGTTCGTATTTCTGAATAAGGTCTGGAATCTGCTTAATCGCAGCATCTCTCGCTGCGTTTTTTAGAAAGTCAAACGCCATTACTCATACCGCAGACATTATTCATCGTTATCGCCAGGAACAGTTCGCGTAAAACTGAACTCTTCCGAGACCATTTCCCGCTTACGATTTTCTACAATCCACTTGAACAACCCATCAGCATTGATTTGAGTCGCACTCGCAAAGTACTGATTCGTAAGTTCCTTTAGGTCCTTTTGGGATAGAGACCATGGCTTTGTCCATTCTGAAGGACGCTTGATGGAAATCGTTGAACCGTCTTCCTCCACCTTCACCTTCTTGAACTCACTGAATTCAGGACGCTTCAGAATTTCAGCAATATCTAGCTCTACAATTTTACGAGCGTCGCGTTTCTCATACACTTGCTTATTCAAATCACGAAGTTCATCGTCAATCTCGCGGTAGTTGCGAATATGCGCCTTAAGTTCAACTAGAGTACCCTGCATTTTTACTTCATGGTAAGAAGTAAGAAGATTATCCGTTTTCAATACAATGTACTTTGATTCGAGCGAAGTAGAAAATCTGCGAAAAGTGTTCAACCAAGAACGCCCGTCTAAAACACCTATACAGAAAGGGTCTCCAGACACCGTATGGAAAAACATTCAGTCACGTCTTCAGGATGAATGTTCTAAGAACAATGCAGAGTGTGTTATTGTATCTCTTCTGTCCAAACCCAAAGCTCCTTCTACGTGGAGAACAAATCCAGAAGAATGGTTATCATCTATTGATATTGATGCTGTCGAGAAAAGGTATCAGAAGATTTTTCCCGAATACTTTTACGTCGGAACAGTCCCTATAGATTTTGGATCTAAATCCAAGACTGGTACGTGTCTCGTAAATTCCCTATGTTCCCTCGATATTCGTGAAATTTATAGGAAAGGGTATCGTCAAATAGGCATAGTGTTCAACACAGATAAAAGCACCGGTCCGGGCGAACACTGGATTGCTCTTTTTTGCGATATTCGTCCCGATTTAGACTTTCCGCGAATAACGTATTTTGACTCGTATGCGACCAAACCAGAAAAGGAGATTCAACAACTCATGAAACAATGGTCAGAATCATGGAATTCTACAGGTATCCACAAGAAGCCTATGGCTATAACGTACAACAAAACTCGTCACCAGTACGAAGATTCCGAGTGTGGAATGTACTGTTTGTATTTTCATTTGTGCTGTTTAGTTGGTATTCCAATGAAAGACAAGATTCCTGACCAGGTCGTTAGAGGTTTTCGTGGACTTCTATTTAAAGTATAATATAATGGACTCACATTGGGTTAGATGGGTTAATGTTGTCGTGAGTGTTTTGTTTGTTGGAATTATCATTTATGCATTTTTTCAGGCGATTATTCGTAGTCCTAAGTAATAATGGACTGGTATCAGTATTCCGGGACAGTGTTGGCTGCAGCCATTGTACTTGGACTCATAGGATATGCTCTTTACCATCTTTTGACTCCTTCGGACATTCAGGCGTCGGTTGCTGCTGAATCAACGTTTAACGCGTACCAAACAGTTATGAAACTCGCGCCTTTGGGATGCCCTACGACGCCATCATACCGGCTGTGTGATTACTATATGGCTTCATCGGCCTACTCTCTGTTTCCTGGCTCAAAGATTTATGATTATATTACCGACAGCGTCATTCCACCACTGATGAAATCAGGTCCGCGTCTTGTTGAATTGGATATTTACACTGATGTATCAGACAATCCAGTGGTAGGCTTGAAGAATCAAACTCTTGGGACAGATTATGCTTATAATACAGTATCATTTGAAGCGTGCTGCGTAGCATTAGCAAATAATGCATTTAATTCTGTAAGTTGTCCCGTTTCTTCTGACCCGTTTGTGCTCAGTCTAGTGTTCCATACCGATAAAACGAATGTGATAGATGCGTGCGCACAAATTTTGAAAGATACGTGCCACACTTATCTTTTGGATTCGTCCTACAGTTACCAGCGCAAGAATCTAGCAATAGAGCCGGTATGCAATCTGCAATCTAAACTTATTGTTGTATCCGGACCTGAAACGAAAGGAACGTTGATGGACGAAGTAGTGAATATGTCTTGGGGAACATCTACGTTGAGGCGATTAACGTACAAGCAAGCATCCCAGACGCAAGATAGTGATGAACTGATAAACAATAACCGCAATAATATCACGATGGTTGTTCCGGATATTGGGTCGGATTTAGTGAATGTGAACCCTCAAATTCTGTTAACATATGGATGCCAGTGGAACTTGATGAATTATGGGTCAGTAGATAGTGCGATGGAAGTTTATATTGGCGAATTCCAAGAAAACAGTCTCGTATTAAAACCCGAAGCTCTTCGCGCACTCGCAGTCAAAAAGTATGCTCAACCAGTACTTCCAGACCCGGCAGTATCTTTCCAGCCCATGCAGAAAACTTCACCAATCTACACTATCACGGTGTAATCTAATAAATTCTCGCGTTTAAAACAAAAATGTCGAAGTGGATGGTTCACCTAAAAAAGACGATGCGCGCGCACAAGGGCATGAAGCTGGGTGCGGCCATGAAGCTTGCGGCCAAGACGTACAAGAAGCACAAGGGTGGTGCTGGCGAGGGTGCTGAGCCTGCGGGTGCTGAGGGTGCGGATGCCGCGGCTACGGCTGCGGATGTATCGGGAGGTCGCCGCCGTTCCCGTAAGGGCGGAAAGACTGCGCGCCGCACGCGTCGCCGGTAGATATCATTCTAACCATTACTAACCACATAGACCGTAATAAACCATTCCTATAGGCGCACATCTTTGTGTCCATACGAAAGGTTCGGCCTCGAAGTCCATTTACGGAAAAAAAGATTATACTGAACATACAAATACAATGGGTGGTGGCCTTCTTCAACTCGTAGCCTATGGCGCTCAGGACGCATACCTATCCGGAAATCCCCAGATTACTTTCTGGAAAGGACTGTTCAAGCGCCACACGAACTTCGCGATGGAGCCGTTTCGTATTAATTTAACTGGCCAAGTTGGATGGGGCGTTAAGCATTCGGCAATTATTGGTCGTCATGCTGACCTGCTGTACCACACCTACCTCGATGTAACGTTACCTGCCGGCTCCGTTTTTAACAATGACCAGGCTCGTTTGGGGTACAATCTTATCAAGTACGTTGAACTTGATATTGGTGGACAGGTCATCGATCGCCTGTATGGAGAGTGGCTGTATCTGTGGGACACTCTAACGTCCGATACTCGCACTGCTCTTAAGCTTCATCAGATGGTAGGTGTGAGTGCGGCTCCGGGAACATTTACTGTTCCATCTACGTCAAGCTGCGTTGTAGGTGCATCGGGTCAGCCGGGTCTACCGACTCAGGTCGTTATTCCACTCAGCTTCTTTTACACGAAGAACCCAGGATGCGCTCTACCGCTCATTGCCCTACAGTACCATGAAGTGAAAATCAATATTCTGTGGAATGATATTAAGTTCGCAGCAGGAAACTTCAATAATACGCTAGCTGCACCGTCTGCGGCCGTGCACATTGACTACATCTACCTCGATACGGAAGAGCGCCGCCGCATGGCGCAGAACTCGCACGAGTACCTCATTGAACAGCTACAGTACAACGAGGACAAGGGTATTTCGTCGTGGTCAAATCGCATTGACTTGACGTTCAATCACCCAGTCAAGGAACTTGTTTGGGTAGTCCAGCCTTCGGAGTACACTCAGTGCAAGCTTGCCCAGGGTCTACGCGCATCAGCCACTCGTCTCCAGCCGTTCACGTATGACCAGAATGCGGTATACGAGCAGCATCTCCAGATTAATGGACAGGACCGCCTTGACCGCCGCTATGGACAGTACTACAATACTACCCAGCTGTACCAGCACCATACGGGTAGCGCACACTCAATTTACGCCAGCACGAATACGATTGCTGCAGTGGCTCAGCCCGGAATTTACGGATACTCGTTTGCTCTGAAGCCTGAAGAACACCAGCCTTCTGGAACGTGCAACTTCTCGCGCATTGATACGGCGACATTGGTGATGACGTTCGCGAACTCGGCGACTCTCTCTCCTGAAACCGATCAGACGTACGAAGTTCGCGTCTATGCCGTGAACTACAATATTCTGCGCATTATGTCTGGAATGGGCGGTCTAGCGTACTCTAACTAAACGTAAAGTAAAGTAAATCTTTAACCTAATTTTAAAACTAAAGCGGCTTCTAGACTTGGAATCCACTTTAGAAAAACTGGTCAACGAACGATTTCATACCCGGAAACATTCTTTCAACGGTTGTTTTCATCATATCGCACTTTATGCTCTGGCTTTGTCCACTAGCTATTTTTCCCAAAAGTCCAGTCATGAATGTTTTTTGAAGTACTTGGAAAAGTCCAAAGATAGAAAGAATTACGATATCGGTTACAGCAATAAATGAAATAGTTATTAAGTTGGAAACAATAAGTTCAAAGACCGAATGATTCGTGAGAATTGAAAGTGTTATCGCCAATCCTATAAATAAAGCACTTATAAGTCCCACACTTACTCCGACATACGTAACTATTCTTTGATTTTCTTCGGACGAATCGTTTGTGAATTGGGGTTTTCCAGATTTATCTACCTTTCCAAGAGAAACATACTCATTTCCTAAACTAGATATCTCTTTAACTAGTGAGATGTTTTGTATATAACCGACATACGTAAAATAAAAAGTAGTCAGAAAAATCAGAAAGAATGCACAATGCATCAGTAATTCAATTACAAAAAGAACAACCATTATATTAATGGAGCAGACATTTTGGAATGGACGAGAATACATAGCGAAAGGACTCGTTGATGGTCTTTTGGCGTCTGCGTATTTGTGGATATTTTGGATGCCGTTTATTACTGCTGCAGCACTTCCATTGAATGTGGCCCAAGTAAAAATGTTCTTATGCCAAAAAGCTCAAAATCAGACTATTTATTCGCCGAATTCTACCGGTAATCGTACGTCAAGTTTTGAAACTTCCGCCCAAGCAGACCACCAAATTCAAGATAATTCAGAAATTTATTCGAAAAACGTCACAGGCCTCACAGTATTGTGGTGCTTAGGACTCTTTTTTGTATGTTTGTGCTTCTTTTTAGCCCACATCCTAATTCAGTGGGCGAGATTGGACTGGAACTCTACTATGCTCTTTAACTTTATTTTAGCGATTGCTATAACTATCATTGAAATATGTTTCTTTGTTGGAGTTGGATTGAAGTATAATTCGTATGACCTGAATTACGCGTATAGCAAACTGAATATTTAATCGAAGCTCATCATCACGTCAGACATCGAGATAGAACTTTCTTTCTCGGACTCCTGCTCTACCAACGCACTTACTGCTCTGCGTTCTTCCTCGAACATAACATGGTCTTCCTCCGTTCCCTCGGGCAACTTGGTTTCATCCACGAGAATGTCTACGAACCCAGTTCCACATGGAGGTTTCTGTCCGAACATGATGTTCGCAGACACTCCGCGCATATTATCACTCTCTCCCATCAACGCTGCATTGAATAGATGCTTCGCAGTTTCCTCGAATGAGGATTTCGCCAAGACACCGTTCTCAGTATTCTTCGACATACCTGTACGGTCAGCCTTTAGGAAGAATCCGGGGTACGTCATCGCATCCACTAGCGTGATTAGGTGATGGTAATTAATGTACTCGCGCGAAAACACTGATTTGAATTCACGTAGCAAGGCGATGCGCGCAGTCTCGATTCCAAACACTTGCTTGATTTCATGGATATCGTTAGAGAATGAACGGAATGGATCGGTATTAGGAATTGTCGACAAGTCCAGGAGATTCGTACCTTCTACATCCAATACATGTTGCTTCGCTGCAACCCATCCTCCGACCTTTTCATCATACATCATATGGTCTTTGACTTCACGAACATATACGTTCCCAATTCCTTCAACACCCGTAAGAACCGTATCCAGCAACTTATCTTCGATGAAACGGAGTGAGAGCATGTTTTTTACTGCATCTGCCCCAAACACAATACGCAACACCAACTTGTCGGGAGCATTCGTATCGGTATGAATACACTCAAACACTTTCAGGACACGATTATTCTGAATCTTTGCTGCGATAATCGTCATATCAATAACTTGCCGAGCCGCAATTTCTTCCGTGTCGAGTTCTAGACGCATAACCCATGGAGATGTACATAGCTGGCCGTTGGTGACTGAGAACTTTTGATACGACTGAAGAATGTCGCGGTCTTCCTGAACGGCAGTGCTTGTAGATAGCGGATTCGGATCGTAGTAAATTCGCACTGACTTCGTGATGTTGCGCAACGTCGTTTTCTGGATTTCGCGCTTCTTCGCAATCACTGCTTCCAGTGTTCCAGCAATACTTGCATCCAGATAAACTACATTCAAAGGAGTCTTTGGGTTTGGCGACGCACCGAGAAGTTCCATAATACGCGGTACACCCTCGGTAGCATTCGCGTTCGCAGTTCCAGCAGAGTGGAATGTGTTTAGCGTAAGCTGTGTCGTCGGTTCACCAACGGACTGGGCAGCCAGCGTTCCAACCATTTCTCCTGCATGGACGAGCGACTTGGTGTACCGGAAATGAACATCCTTCAGCATCTCGTCAAACATCGCACGTGTGAGGCGCATCTTGAGAATAGACTTCTTTGGAGCAAAGTAGAATCGGAGAAGGATTTGGAATAGTTTGTTGTGGTGTAGCCATGACTGCGCACACATCTTCGTCAGCTCGTCGACAACATACGCTGGAGTCAAGTCAGTTTTTACTGAGTATGGATTTGTGTACTTTTCGGTTATGCGTCCCAGATGAACCGGAACAAATACATCTTCATTCTTCGTGTAGCGAAACACATCACGAACAAGCACATCACGATCGTCAATGATTTCATCCACCATATCCGGGAAATCCGAGACTTCACCTTTTACGACTGCAGAAATATCATCTGCCGAAATCGCAAAGTCGCGGTAAATCTGTTCCAGCGTCATAAGAGCCAGTGAACATTCATACTTTTCTATGCACGTAGAATCTGCTCCGTCACCGCCATAATAGAACTGTACGATTGCACCATTCACATTCCGCACTGTTCCATCGTATTCCACGTGGATATCTTCCATAGTTTTCACCAGACGACGCTGAATGTATCCTGAATCACTAGTTTTGACTGCTGTATCAATAAGACCTTCGCGTCCTCCCATGGCGTGGAAGAAGAACTCGGCCGGTCGAATACCGCCAATAAAACTTGACTCCACAAATCCACGAGATTCCAATCCGTCATCGAAACGATGGAAATGGGGAAGTGTTCGGTCCTGCAAACTGTACTGAATACGTTTGCTCGCAACATTCTGTTGGCTCAGCATAGCCATCATCTGAGTAATATTCAGCATCTTTCCCTTAGAACCTGATTCAACCATTTGGTACATTCGATTGTCGTCGGGCATGGAGTTCTTCACAAGTTCTTCGATGGTACGATTGGTATCTGCGATAATCTTCATAATCTCAATCTCCATCTGTGCACCTGGCTCACGTCCATCGCCATTCAGGAACGTTCCAGCATGCATTTGGGTCATCAAATTCGCAACATTCTGCTTTCCGTCCGAAATAATTTTTTGAACTTCAGTTTCAGTTTTCGCATCCATAATTAGGTCCGATGGACCTACCGAAAATCCAGAGAACAGATTGTACTTCGTCACAATATTTTGGATATCGTCAATAAACTGACCAGCACGCTTAGGTCCAAAATCATTGAAGATTACGTGGATAGCACCTTTCGACGCAGAATCGTATGCTCCAGCCTTTACTAGTCCTTTGGTTAGAACACCATTCTCAACTGTGATTTGACCATTGAGGTTCATGAGAGGAAATGCGGTGGAGAAGATTTCCTTGCCCGTGATTTCCCGGTCTTTGCGGCGGTAAGAAGACAACGGTTTCTTCATACGAGCCATGATATTCATCGCAATATGTTCGGGAACTTTGACCGAGTCTTTTGAAAGACGGTACGATCCAGTCATCGTGTCCTGAATAATACGAATAATTGGCGAGTTGGTGCGTGGCGACACGATTTGCCGCAGAACGGTTGCGAGATACTTTAGTTCTGATGCGGAAGCAATGCTTTGCGGAACGTGCATATTCATCTCATCACCATCAAAGTCTGCATTGTACGGCTTGGTCGCACTAACATTCAGTCGGAACGTTGAGAATGGTAAGACGCGAATACGATGGCATTCCATAGACGCTTTGTGTAGCGACGGTTGACGATTGAATAGCACCACATCTCCATCAATGAGATGACGATTCACAATATCACCCTGCTTCAAATCCAACGTTTCAGGATTAATGAATTTCAAGTTTACCGTTTTGTTATCGTGTTTCTTGAATACAGATTTCGCTCCAGGGTACTTTCCAGGTCCGTTGCGGACATAGGACATAAGACGATCGCGATTGTACACGGTTACAATTTCGGGGAAGGTCAAATTTCGCGCAATTTCTTCGGGAACTCCAAGTTCATCGACGTCGATGTTAGGGTCGGGTGTAATCACGGACCGAGCAGAGAAATCTACGCGCTTTCCCATCAAGTTTCCACGAACACGTCCGGTCTTCGCTCCCAAACGGGACTTCAGGGTTTTCAGTGGACGGCCTGAACGCTGAGCAGCTGGAGGAAGACCTTTGATATCGTTATCAACATACGTGGCCACATAAAACTGGAGGAGTTCGGTATGTTTCTCAATCGAGTCCGCCGAATCACCCTTATCAATGCGGTCCTGCAATGCCCGATTATTACGAACAATATCAATTAGAATATGGGTTAAATCATCTTCCATGCGCTGATTATCTTCCATGATTACGGATGGTCGAACAGTTAGAGGAGGAACAGCTAGAACGGTACAAATCATCCAATCGGGACGGCTGAACTTTGAGCTGAACCCAATAAGGTCTACGTGACGGTCAGTAATGCGCTGGAACGTTCGCAAAACCATTTCGGTTTGCAGTACAATCGGTTCGGCGTCCTCATCAGCAGTCATAGCCATAAGTTTCGCGACAGTATCGTCCTTCTTTGAAATCTTCGTGATAACCGGAGAGCTGCAGTGTGCACACCCTCCAGTTGCTTTCAGAAACTTCTTCTTGTATTCCTCGGTGGATTCACGCACCGCTTGAAACCTGTCCATTCCCGTGAGTTTCGCAGAGATAGCTTCTAGCTCTTCGTCTGGAAGATACGGGTTCGAGCAGTTCAGGCATACTAGGAGTAGAAATTTCTGGATTGGGTCAATAAATTGGTAGAGATACACGGGACGAGCTAGTTGAATGTGTCCAAAATGACCTGGGCACAAGATATTTGTTTGCTTGCATGTCGGGCAGCGCTCGCCGTTATTAATCGTTCCGAAATGAGCATCAAAGACGCCACCGGGTACTGGATGACCAGCCTGGTACGCTTTATCGGTAATGACCTGAACAACGCTGCGCTTAGCGATTTCATCGGGGTTTGCGATTCCAAACTGGACACCGATGATAACGTCCCCCATCCTTGTAGTTAGTAGAGTATTGTCTTTAGACCGGTCCATTTTTAAGATGCGCTTCCCCGCGCCACTTTGAATGTTAGTTTCCAAAAATCATCATCTCCAACTATTTCATGAACCAAATCTTTGGAAAACACTTCGTCTACCGATTCACGCCAACTCTCGAATTCAGGACCTAGACGTTGGCCAAACTTCTTTTTGTCTTTGATTTTAAGACGATTCAAGCTGTAAAAGATTCGGTGACACACGGATTTCACCAATGCTCCATCATCACTTTCATCTTCTAATCTGTGAACAGCCGAATACCATTCTTCCATCCTATTACAATTTCGGTTGAAAGAATAATGGG